CAAATGATAAGTAGGATATATAGAATCCTATTAGGTGAGGAAGACTTACCCACTTCAGAGAGAAGTGTATTTTATAAAAATAAATCATATACAGATAAAGTTTACAATAAAGCTATAGATGATATGATAAAAGACAAAGACAGGTAATATGGCAAGAAAAGCAAAAGGATCAGGATTTAAAATGAAATCAGGTAATAAAACTACTTTTAAACAAATGGGTAGTTCGCCAGTATTACAACAAGCAGATGCAACTTTAGTTGCTGCGGCTAGACATGCTGCTATGCAAAATGTACCAAAAGATTTATCGGCACAATATGATAAGACAGCTGAAGGTGTTATTGCTGCTCAAAAAGGTAAAACAGAAGCATTAACAAAACTAGCACAAGAAGCGCCAGGAGTGCTTACAGCAGCTTATAGAGGAATAGATAAAGCAGTAGGAAAAATCAAAACGCGATTAGACTTTAAAAAATCATATCCCAATATGCCAAAGCAAGAGCGTCGTAAAATGGCAGATGATACCTTTAAAAAATATTATCAAGAAAAACACAAAGATAGAAAATCAATTTCCGATATTCGAGAAATTACTGGAGCAGCTCCAAAAACAGAAAAGAAAAAAGATGCTAGTGCTGAAGATGTGTATAAAGACATGAAGTACCAAAGAAAAATACAAGAAGAACTAAACAAACAAGATCCAAACAAACAAGATCCAAACAAACAAGATCCAAACAAACAAGATCCAGATAAACAAGATCCAGATAAACAAGATCCAGATAAAACAAGTAAAGATATTAAGTTGAAGAAAAGTAAAAACTTAGGATACAAAACAGGGGATTTAGGCAAAATGAAAAAAGAGAAAAAGAAAAAGGATATTGAAGACGATTGGCAACAAGATGACGCGAGTATGGTTGAAAAAGGTACAGACGATAAAAAAGAAAAAAGTACAGATAATGCAGGAGGAGGTGATGCAGGAGGAGACGATTCAGGTTCACCAACTGGAATGAAACGTTCATTTTACAAAATGAAATATAATAATAAGAGTTTTCCATTCAAAAAGTAAAAATAAATGGGATTTAAACTAGGATCAGAAAAAGGAAACTATGCTGTAAACGGAGAAATTAAAACCAAAATGCGTTTTAATAAAGAATCCGGTGGTGATGCTTCTGTGCCTGGAACACCTGTTATCAGAGTACCTTTAGAAGAAGGAGTTATGGGTGAAGCCAATATGGATGGATCTATTTTTGTTAACGAACAAATAGTTCCTGGTAGTTATGAAGATAGACAAGTGATAAATCACGAAATGAGGCATGCTACTGATATGAAGATTGGTAAACTTGCTTATGATGACAATCATATAACATATAATGGTGAAAAGTTTCCAAGAATGGATATTAATGGAGTAGACTCTATATTAGTACATGGAGAATGGAAGGAAGCTGGAGACACTGGTTTCCCTTGGGAAAACGACGCAAACAATGGAAATTACTAAAACAAATAAAAAATGGCAGGAATAGGAAAATATAAAAAAGGTGCAAAATTCACACTAAAATCAGGAAACTCTCCAATATTTAAAATGGTAGGTAGTTCTCCAATAATGCATTATGTTAACGATGTGCCCGAGCATAATGATGGACATCCGGATGATTTACAGACTCCTGAAGAACACAAAGCTTGGAGAGAGAAAAAAGGAAAACCAACAGAGCAATCTCCACTAACACAAAAGCAAAAACAAGTTAAATTAAGCAAAGAGGAAGAGGAAAAGGGTGTAATAATGACCGGCGGTAGTAAAAGTGAAGAAGCTGTAGATTTAGAAGATAGAATAGAATTTTTAAATAACGATATATCGGAAGAAAGTTCATTAATAAAGAAAGGTAAAATGATTACTCAACGAGATAAGTTGAAATCAAAACTTAAAAAAATGGGATTTTAATAATATGTTAGGAAACTTGTTATCTGGAGGAGCTGCTGATTTAGTAAAAAATGTAGGTGGAGTTATAGATGAACTACACACATCTCAAGAAGAAAAGCTCGAAGCAGAAAGAAAAATAAAAGAAGTAATAGCTAACTACGAAGTTGAAATGGAGAAAAACATTACATCTCGTTGGGAAGCTGATTTAAAATCAGATTCGTGGTTAAGTAAAAATGTTAGACCACTAGTATTGATATTTTTAATAGTATGCACCGTGCTATTGATATTTATAGACGCAGGTGCATTAAA